ATCATTTAAATCATACTTCTTGATGGTTCTACCTTGACCACCTTCTATAATTGTTTTACCTATAAACTGTCCCATTACTTTCCTCCTTTATCATAAAAAGATTGTATAAATTTATTACCATTAGAAATATTTTTAGTGCTACCACCATATAGTTGATATGCCATACCTCCACCTTTTCTTTTCATAATTTTACCACCTTGTTTTTTAAATCCCATTTTATTTCTTACTGGTGTAGGTAATTGAGATAAACCTTTACCTTTATTGCCTTCAGGTATGTCTTTTAATTGTTTCATTTTATTGCCTCTTGTTACTTGTAGTTTTATATTACTTCTATTAATAGCCATTAGTCTGCATTCTTAACTATTGGTGTTGGGCCACCTAATTGATTAGATGGTGTTTCCATATCATCTCTTCTAGTTCTTCTAGCTTGATTTCTTAATGCATTAATAGAACCTTGATACTTTTGTTCCATAACAGGAACTAAAGAATAGTTCTTCATAAATATCATGGACTCTACCATGCATGCATCAAACAAAGCATTATAACAAAACTCGCTAAAATAGTTTGATGTTGTAGCACTTGTGCCTGTAGCACTAGCTAATGCTAAAGGTCTTTTCGTAACTTGTATCTCACCACTAAGTGCTGAAGATGGTGTAGGTACAACATAAATCTCTGTGTTATTTTTCCTTGCATAGTATCTTGGTGTTCCTGTAGATGCACTTGCATGTGGAAAATAATCTATTGCATATTCATATGGTCTCTGTAATAATGTTGTGATATTAGAAGAGACACTTGTTTTGTAATTTATATTACGAACAACTAATGTTCCATCAGGAACAGAAACTATTGGGTTGCCTGCAGTAAAAGTAAATGTAGAATAATTATCTAAACCAGAATCATCTAATTCTTTCATTAATCTACTTTCTGCTCTTTCTACAATATTAGGTATCTGACTTTCATACTCAGAAGAATCATTTTCAGTAGTATTAATTAAATCTGTTTTTAAAAATGAAAATGAAGGCATCTGTTATCCTAACATTAAAGTTACACTTCCATTAGCATCAGGTGAAGAAACACTTACACTACCTTTGCATCTAATACCTAATTCTCCTACATAAATATCTGCAGTGCCACTAGCAGCTACTTGAAATTTAATTCTACTACCTTTAGTATCTTGAATATCAAATGTACCAGATACAGGTGAAAAAGCATGTATTGCTAAAATACGTGAATCTCCCTCTGTAGTTACTGCTACACCAGGTCCTGCTTTAAATTTTGTTGTAATATTAGTTGTCATATTAATTCCTTGATATTAGTATAGGAAGGCAGAGTAACTCATACCTTCCCATAATTTACTATTAGACTCCTGGGTTTCCGAAGTACCCTCTCCAGTCAGACACACCAAAAGAATATCTTTCTCTTGCTTTAAATCTGATGTTTCCGGTATCGAAATCAGGTTCCATTTTTGTTTGTAAAGGTGTTCTAACGAACATCTTGTTACCATTAGGAACGTCAGTTTTTACAAAATACGCATCTGGGTCATTGAATCTTCTATTTACGAAGAAACCATTAGGCACTAAGCCCATGTTTCGTAAACTGTTGAGGTCATTGTCTGCACTTCCAGTTGTACCTGGGGTGTTTAAAATAACATCAGCAACGAAGATTAAATCGTTAGGCACGTGCAATGATACTGTTCCTGCTCCAATCAAAATACCTCTATCATCTTTAAGTTGTTGTACTTGTATTAAAGTTGTTTCGAGTGTAGTTTGAGATAAGTCAGCATTTGTACCATTGTTTGCTTTATTACTTTGAGTTCCGCCAACGATTGTTGGGTGTGCTGTACTAATAAATGATTGTCCATCACCTATAGCAGAAGCACCAGCAGTAAAAGCATTATTGAAAACTGCAGCAGCTTTCTGTTGCTTTGTATTTGCCATTGCTCTAGCTAACCCTCTTGCTCTTAACTTTGAAAAAGTGTCATAGAGGTTATCCTCCATAGCTTCTTCAGTAATAGCAAAAGCTAATGCGATAGTTTCATTGTTATATCTTGCGACATAACTCTCACTTGCATTATCAAAAGTTACAGCGGCACCTTCTAATTTAGTTGGTGCGGTACCAAATCCTGTAAAGAGGACTTCCTCTTCAAAAGACCTGTCTGAGTTCTCTATATCATATAGAGGCTCATGTTCGTTATTAACTTCTCCATACTCCATTCCAAAGACTGCATTCAATCCAGGAAGGAGCTCTTTACTAATAGCAGCTCTATTTATAGCCATTTTATATTATCCTTTCCTAGTTATTATACAGATGTTGAAACTTGTGCTTTTACAAAATTACTTCTGTGTCCACTCAAGTAAACTTCAACGATTGGGAATTGGTCAGTGTCAGTTACGTTTCCATTAACGGAATCGCCATCAATGTCTTTTCTGCCAACAATTCTTGCATGTGCACCTATTTCTACAGCAACTCCAACTGGAGCTCCTACTAATCTATAGTTTGATTGACCAGTAATTCTGCTACCAGCATCAGCGGCTGACACAGTTGCAGTATAACTGTTTACAATACCAATCTCACCATCAGATAAGGTAGAATCTGCTTGAACAAAATAAGTTTGTGCAGGGTCTGTAATGACATGAAGTTTAACATCAGTAACACATGTTCCACCAGGGAAAAATCTAGAAAATTTTGGTTCTCCATTTTCTACATATTGGCATCCCTGAAAAACACCAGAAGGCTTCAATGATGTTGAAGCTAAAGGTGTAATAGTTCCAGCAGTATCAATAACAATCAAATCTCCAGCATATATATCATTTGGAAGAAGTGATACGATACCAATAGCTGAATTTGAAACAGGTTGTACTATCTGTCCGTAACCTTCAGTGTTTGGCTGACCATCTCTTTTTCGAGCAGGGAGAAAACCAAATGGATTAAGACTTGTAGCCATAATAATTCTCCTTTAAGAAAAAAAGTTGTTAAAAAATTAATCCTGAAACGAAGGTCTTCTTCCTTTCGTAACAGAACTCTTACTTGTATTACTTATAGGTGCCTGTGAATTTGATTGACTCATTAATTGTTGATTAACTGCATCCATCATTTCATGTGACTTCTTTAAGTAATGGGCTTTTTTCGCATCTAGTTTAAACGTAGGTATCTTACCTAACGCTAAGTCTCCACGACAGACTACACCAGCATAGCGACCTTCCTTCCTCACGACAGAAGTTGCTCCCATTTCTGGTACCTCCTCTGGAGTAACAAACTCCCAGCCTTGTTGTAGTTTCTTACCAATATTTTGATAATCTTCATTACCTTTTAAATCAATTCGAAGCCATCCCAAGGTCATGCCTGAATTTTTAAACTTCTCTTCAACTACATTTGGAATGTTAGTTATAGAGGGTTCTTCAAATACATAATCCGTTTGTGCTCTTTTGTTAGTTTCCCTTGTTTGAGAACTACGTGTGTTTACTCGTGTCATTATTTACCTCCACGTTGCATATTTATTGTTGTATAGTCACCTTCAGACTTCGTTACCTTCATCTTTTCGGCAGCATACTGTTCAAGCGGTATTCCCCACTTATTAGCTAGTCGAACATCTTCTTGAGATAGTTTAACTTTCTTTGGGTTTGGAGAGGAACGTGACCCTCCAGCAACCACTTGAGATGGTGATGACGAACCATCATTTCGTTCTGTTGTGGCTGGCTCTTCCTGTGTTGTAAATTTACTAGGAAAAGCTGCTCGCATTCTTTTATCTATTTCATCATAGAAATCTTCATCATTTGGACTGTATCCTTCATTTTTTAATTCAGCATCTATTGCTAAAGCTGATGCAGTCATGATGTTATCTTTACCAAACCATTCATTATTTGCTTGCCAATCTACAGCTCTAGGGTCTGGTTGAACAGGTTGTTGTTTTGTTGATTGTGGTTCCTGTTCTTTTTGTGTTGGTTGTTCAGTAAATTTACTTTTTGTTACTGCAACATTTTTTAAATCAGTTTGTGCTTCATTTAATGCTTCTTGTGCTTTTAATAATTTTTCTTTGTCTTGTGCTTCAAAAGCATCTGCATATGCACTTCTTGCTAAATCTAATTTATCTTTTAATTGTTTTTCTGTTGCATCTAAGTTTAATTTACTTACTTTATTAAACTCTGTTTCTTTTGTTTTATATGAATTTTTTAAGGTTTCATTCTGTTTAATTAAATCAGCTATCTGTTCGTCTCTTTCTTTTCTTTGACGTATTAACTGTCTAATTCTTTTTTCTGCACCTTTAGTTTGAATACCATCTAATTCTTTTGGTTCTTCTTTTTTAGGCTCTTCTTTTTTTTCTTGAACTGGTTCAGGCTTTGCCTCAACTTTTTCTGGTTCTTTTTCTACTTCATACTCTACTTTAGGTTCTTCTTTTTTTTGAGAGGTATCTACCTCACTCCAATTATCTTCCATATTATCCTCCGTTGTGCACGAAACAAACGCATTACGTGCTTCTTATTATTATTATAGCACACTTTATTATAAAATGCAACTATTATTTATATTTTTGTTAAATTAAATGTAGGGTCTAAATGTGTTGGGTCTTCAACTTTCATTATTATTTGGTCATCAAATAATAATAATAACTTAATACCTTTGTAAAATAATTTTTGTCCGGAATGTTTACCATAACAAATATAATCATTTACTTCACACCAAGGTCCATTTGGAAATTTATCTTTATCTTTATAAGCTAAGTCTCCTATTTTTATTACTCTACCAACTGTAGTTAAATATGCCATATCATCTTTAACTGCATCTGGTAATAATATACCACCTTTAGTTTTTTCTTTAATACTTATAGGTCTAACTAAAACATGATAACCTGGTAATTCTGGTAATATATCTGGGTCAACTTTATTATCATCAGATATCCAAGAACTATTTTTTATTGCGTTTCCTAATGCGACTTGTTGCATTAATCATCCTCCATTCGTTTTTTTAAAATTTTTTTTAATGTTTGTGTGGCCCATTCTATACTTGCAATAGAACCAACTAATTGCCTATAGTGAGGGTAGTCTTCTGCAGAACCATTACCTAATGTTTCTTTTAGATTTCTAGATTCCTCACTATAGGCTTTTAATACTTCGTCAAATATTTCCATACATTATGCTGCAAATGCAAAAGCACCTGTGGTAGCATCTGCTGCTCCACCCATCTTTGATGCTATATGCCATGTACCTTTTTCATAACAAATAAAAGCTATCATGCTTCCAGTTGTAAAAAGATTAGTAGCTGCATTAGCAGGAGTGAAAACTAATTGAGTTTCACCTGCTGCAGAAATATCAAATGTTACTTCAGAGCTTCCTCTTGATTCAATAACTGAACCAGTTGCCCAAACATCATCACCTGCTGCATTAAATGTTAAAGTATTTGTTCCACCAGTTGTATCTTTTGCTTGAACATAAACACATACAGAACCTTGTGTTGCTGCAGGTAAAGCTGCTGCACAAGCTGCTGCACCAGTGTAATCAACTACGTTTAATGAGTTATCAACTAAAGTAATGTTTGTAGCAGTGCCTGTGTCAGTAAGTGTTAAACCAGTTAAGTCAGGCATACCTGAACTCATTCTTGTTGTTTCAACATCTGAATCAGCATCTCTAGTTGCTATTTGAAAACCTTTGGTAGACCTAACTGGTCCATTAAAAGTTGTGTTTGCCATTTTATTCTCCTTTTGTGTTTTACTGTCTTGGCTTGTCTGCTAGGTCAGTCAGTAAAAATTAATAATCCCTAGAAAACTATTTATTAATATCTTTTAAAAACTTTAATGCTTCTTTATCTTCTTTTTGTTCTACATCTACTTGTTTTTTTGCAGAATCAAATAATAGCTTTTGTTGTTCTAATTGTAATTTTTCTTCCTCTATAGATAATTTAGTCATTATGTCTAATTGTTTCAAGGCCTCTCTGCTAGTTCTATCATCAACAGCTTTTTGTGATTTAAGTGATGTACTAATACCTTTGTGTTGTGCATCTAACATTTGTGCTTGACGTTTAATATCTAACTCTTGTGCTTCTATAGATATCTTTGCATTTTCTTTTGCAGCATCTAATTTTAGTTTTTCTTTTTCTAATTCTACTTTTGCCTGCTCTAATGCAACCAGTTGTTGTTCTGGTGACATGGCTGGTCCTTGTTTATTTGCATTTAATACATCTTGTGCTGCAGCAGCCATCACAGCTTCTATAGCTGTTGGGTTTCTTTGTGCCTCTGGTATTTGTTCTAACATAGCTTGTGTTGTTCCATTAATCTGTTCTTGATATTTCATAATAGAGTGTTCTTGTATATTTGCTTCTAAGATTGGTTTTACTCGAACCATGATAGGACTTGCTCCATTTGCAGGGTCTTGTAAGTATGCCATCTTTACTTGGATATGTGCATCATGGTTTTGTCCCATAAATGCAGCTATAGGAAAACCTTTTGTAGCAGCAGCAATATCTGATACTGGGTCTAAAGGTTGTGGCTTTGGTGCTTGTGGTAATATCTCTTCTATGTTTGGCATATTAGATGCATTTAATATTGTTCTATTTAATGCTTCTAAGTTAAACATACCTGGTGGTGATTGCTGTGCCATTTGTAATGCCATATTTGCTAACATCATTCTATGTGCATTACTAGGAATATTTGGGTCACTAACAGGTACAACATCTACTGCACCATCAAAATCTTTTTTAAATATTTCTCTACTTGCATTAGGAACATCATAAGGATATTCTACAGGTAGATAATCATAATCTATTTCTGCAATAATTTTAAATTCATCTCTTTGTGATTTATGTAATCGTTTGTGGATACCAGAAAAGAATTTACTAGATGCTTCTAATAAAGCCATAGTAGTACCCACAGGTCCAGAGGAGGCAGCATCAGAAACTATTTGTTCTGTGCTGTCTGCAAACTTCTGTCCAGCAGCAGTTACAAATCCAAGCATGTTGTATAGCACTGAGGAAGGCTCTTTATATGGGAGAGGAACAATCGCCTTTTGTAAATCTATACCTGTTGCTTCGACCTCCTTGAACTCACCAGGAGCAATAGGTTCGTTATCGCCCACCATTCTTACTCCTTTTGCCTTAAACCCTCCTGGTAAATTAGCGAACTGTCCAGCATCTACAAGACTCCTCATAGCTGCAGTCGCTGTCATGGTTAGATTACCTAGGAAATGTATAAGACCTAACCCATAAAAACTAAACCCTGGTACAAATTTGTAATGAACAAAGTGCATTCTCTTTTCTTTATTTGTATCACCGGCTCTATAGTTTCTACGAATACTTAATATTTGGCGAGACTCCTGTTCTACAGTTACAATGTAAGGAGCAAACTCACCTTCTTGACATTCTGGGTCAGGGATATCAAGATGTAAATGTTGTTCTAGTAATACATATTGTGGGTCATGTTCTGCAGTAGGTGATAGTCCCATAATAGTATTTAATTTTTCTGATAGATTAGTTTGATTAGGATAAGATGCTTCTGGTAATTCAACATCTGAATAAATACCAGA